CGCCTTCTCCGTTCCATGTTGGCTTTTGCGATGAGGCGAGTGCTGCTTTATATTGCCAATAGGTCACTATCGACTCCCTGTATACTACCTGAATGGCATTTGCTTTATGCAAGATGGTCGTGTTTCATCAACTGACGGTCATCGCGCATTCATTGGTGGCAGTCATGACAATACGCTGACAGAAAATGTGATTATCAAGATTGGCAAATCTCCAACAAAACGCTATGACTACGCCATCATTGATACCAAGTCGAAAATTGCAACGTATCATGATGAAGCTGGCGAGATGGTTGGTGCTKGTATCTGCGAAGAGATTGATGGTCGATTCCCTGATATTGATCGCGTCATTCCGAAGCAGACCTTACCAGCAGAGGAAATTGGATTCAACGCTGGATATCTTGTTGATATTGAGAAAGTGGCGAAGCTGTTTAATCCTAAATTCTGCGGTGTCAAATTTGAGCTTAATGGAAATACAAATGCCGCAGTTTGCTGTCTTAGTGCGCCATCTGGAGATACTGCAAAGATTGTTGTTATGCCTATGCGCCTGTAGCAATAAAAAGCCCCGTCATGGGGCTTTTCTTTTATTTTGCATCCATGGAAGCCACAATAAAAAACCCGCATTATGCGGGTTCAGTTTACTCTGCTTTCTTTTTCTTTATCGTCTTTTCTTGCGGGGTTGCGACTTCGAAAGACTTTTCCAGCTCTGGCATGATTCGCAGTTTTGGTAGCAGATGCTCATCTGGTTCGGTAATCACCTCGCCAAGCTGCAACTCACGAATCTTGCCTTTCTCTTTAACAAAGATTCCGCGTGCGATCACTTCGTATTTAGCCATTATTCACCTCAAATTCACAAAGGGGCCGAAGCCCCTATCTTTATTACTTCGCAGGTTGCGTGCCGTATCCGTTGAACACTTTGGACTTACCGGCGAAATCCTTGCGCACCTGTAATCCCATAGCTGACCACACTAGGAAGTTGAAGTTATCGTGAGGGTTTACGCGGGCCGCCGCATAGGTGGAGACAGGCTGAGCAACACGCGGACGGATGTACATATCGTTGCGAACGTAGCCAACGAAATGGTTACCAGTCAGCAGGAAGTTGGTGCCAATCTTTCCGATGCGACCGTTGCCGAACTGCGTGATGTACTGCTCAACTGTGCCGCCTTTGAAGCCCGCCGCATTAGAATACGGACGCATGAAGCTGCGACGCACTGCCGGGGAAACCCACAGAGTCACCTGCTCAAATACGTTCTGCGCATCCAGAATAGCCTGAAAATCCTGATTGAAGAATTTCACGATTTCGTCTGGCGTTGCGGTTTGCAGGTCGATATTCAGGCCGCCCCCGGAAACGTTCAGGTTAACCTGTACAGTGTTCGGGTGGTTAGTGATACCGTAACCAGTGTAAACGCCGTTCACGTTCAGAGTCTGGTCGCCAGTCAGCAGGTACTGCGCCATATCGGAACGCAGGTTGAAGGTGACGTTAGCCTGATCGTCCAGCAGTGGGTCGAAACCCTCAGACTGCATGCCCAGCAGTTCGCGCCATTCTCGGCTGTAGCCAGTCTTGAAGATTGGAATCACATCGCCAGTGTAATCGTAGCGGGTTTTATCCAAATCTTCCGGCTCCTGACCAGACAGAGTGCGCACAACCTTACCAGCATCGGAAGCAATGCGACTGATTGCCACGGTTTTACCGATATTGATGTTTGCCGCGATACCCATCAGGTCAGCCATCATGTCCTGACCAGCTTCGTTACGGAAAACGCGGGTAGTGACGTTGTCCACGTCGCGCCAGTAATCTTTCGTTACCAGTGCGGTGGCGTTCACACCGTAAGTTTTCGCCAGCTCAGCTTCTGCGTTGCAGAACACCTTACGGTCGATGGTCAGATGTTTCCACTGGTCAGCCACTACTGCGGAGTTGGCTACCAGGTCTTTGGTAAAAATAATCTTTTCCATTATTAACCTCCAGCAGGCATGTAAGCATTGCCAGCGCGACGAACTGCAACCAGCTCAGCGCCATCAGAGGCAACAGTATAAGTTTCATAGGAGTAAAACAGGATATTATCCCCATCACCAGCAACTTTCAGCGCGCCAGCGCCGTTGCTTGCCAGCGGAGTGCCTTTCTTCAGCGCAGAAGATGCAGCAACCAGTGCGTGATAGGTGACGCCAAATTCACACTGTACAGCCATGCCAGTAGCATTAGCCGGAACAGCCTCAGACACATCGCCACCACCGAGGTAGTTATGCTGAAGCACATAAGGGAAACCCTGACCGCCAGCGGTAGCGTGCGCGATGATTTTGTCGTCAGCAGTATCGAAGTCAACCAGTGCGCCCGGCTTCAACGCGACCTTCATGATGCCTTCGCGAATCTGCGGGTCGTTCTTGCGAGCTGGGCCACCAATGATGGTGCCATAACGGATAGTAGCCATTATTCAGGTGCCTCCATATCAAAATCGTCATCAGCGTGGTTTGGCTGGAAGCCACCCTTCAGCGCGGCAGGCTTGCTGGTCAGCGCATAGGTTTCACGCAGTGCTTCGCCTTTCAGCGCATTCACAGCGGATTCCGGCAGTTTTAGTTCAGCGATGATAGCAGCACGCATCGCGGTTTCTTCCTGCTCGGTGTTCGCCTGCAATTGCTCTTTCAGTTTAACGTTTTCAGCTTCGATGTCGGTCAGCTTCTGGTTGACAGCTGTCAACGATTCCTGAACCGGCTTGAGGGCTTCAGCGAGTACCGCCTGTAATTCCTCGTTCGTCATTGAGATTTCCCCTTCAGTTGATTTTACCGGCTCAAGTTCAGTCTTATAAACAGCCTTGACCCGCTCACCGACCAATTTTACCACATCATCTTCAACGATGTAGAACTGCTGAAAAATCTGGCCTTTGATTTCGAATCCGACACGGTCGTCGTACACAGCCACGATATAAGGCCAGACATCCTCACCGACTTCAGCCTTCAGAATCTGGCGAATCTGTTCGCTGATGTTCTCAAACGACAGGTCTGATTTGTTGGTGATGTAGTTGATAGCCTTATGTAGCCACGATTTATAATTAATCTTGTTGGCGCTTTCGTCTGGCACGGTTGAATCCTCAAGGTTTACGGTGATGCGTTCGATTTGCTCGCCATTGGTGGCAAAGATGCCAACACCATCTTCTGGCGTTCCGGCTCCCTGCACTCCCGGTGGCAGGATGGCGAGGTGGTCCCATTCCATGTTGCGCGCAATCCATGAGTATTTTTTGCCTTTGCTCGTGCCTTCCGCAGCTTCGCGGTTGAGCAATAAGCCAGTTGATACATGGATTGGTTCAGCACCTTCAGCTGAGTTCATCAGCGACTCAATGCGACCGAGCAACTCCTGACCTTTCTCTGAGCGTTCAGCAATAACTTTGTTTACTTTAAGGTCAACAAGCACCTTGCCACCATCATGAGAAGCATTCTCTATCCATGCGCCAACATGATACTGGTTTACCGCCCGAATATTGTGCGCAGAAACGAAAGAGCCATCAACCATTGGGTGGTTGTATGGTGCTGGGTTTCCATTTAGCCCATGATAACTATTGCGTATCTCTTCCGCCGGGTACAGGCCGCCGTTCATCACTATGTCGTCGCATAGAGGGGTGACATTTTTTATAACGTAGTGCAAGTCGCCATCAATCACCTGCTCACTGATATTGCTCGCGGAATTGATAGTGGTGAGCACGTTAACTTGCAATCTATTCATCGCGTAGCTCCACGGTTAGTTCGTGGTCGAATTATAACACAGGGAGATATAGCACCATGAGGCGGCAGCCAGTGCAAATAATGGCGAATTGGTGAGTGCGTAGAACGTGAGAAAGAAAGTGATAGGGATTATGTTCATGGGCTACCTCCTGATTAAATGATAGTAGCCCATGATGAACAAAAGGTATACGGAGTTAGTCTGAAATCACATCATCCATAAATGCGAGCGCGGCACATGAAAGGCAGAGCAGGGCGCCATAGCAAATCATCTGGTACAGATTGTCCGCCTCAAACACCCTTGCGAATGCGTAGGCTGATAATATCCACAGTAATGGAATCATTTACATACCCTCATTATTTTGCGACTATGAAATACGTGAGATGAATCCTCTCTAACTGGCATTGTCCCCACTGGCGATTTCTCGCAACGAATACACTTTCTAGTCCAATATTTTTGGCCAGGGTTAAATCTATACCAATCCTTTGACTCACCACACCTGTAGCACTGATACATGCGCATCATACCAACCCAGCCTCCTGTTTTGCCCGGTGAACGTATGACATAAACTTGCCAATCGGCATTTCCTTGCGGATTTGCGCCAGAATCGCGCCATGCAACATCCTCTCCTCGCCAAAATACAGCTTATCGAGTCGCGTTTTGATGAGTGCTCGCGTGCGCTTCATATGGTCGCGTGCCTTAAGTGCTTTCTCATGCCAGACGCGATCATTCTTCTTATCGGCATATTGCAGTTGACGCTCAACGGTTTCGATTTCAAACGCCAGTTGCATGTCATAATCTTCAAGCTGAATGATGTCTGCTTTCATAATGTCGTTTAGTTGGATAATCATTTTTTCACCTTTAATCCTGCTTGTTTGATTGCTTCAATAACTTCATCTGCATAGTAAATAACGTGACATCCAAGACTCTCTACCTCTGGCAATTCAATCTCAATAGCCGTGCGTGATGCATGCCATGCCATCCAATACATCTCGACCATATTCACATATCTGTTATCCTTTGGGTCGCATCCGGTGTATTCATGAAACCATTCCTCAAACTGCTCTTTACTTGTCATTTTCACTTCCTCCACTATCCAGCCCATCTTTCTACGGTTATTGGAAATAAACTCATCCGATGTTACAAACAGAGTTCTGCCAGATTTATGCTTAATAGCCCATCTCATTTAGTACATCCTCAGCAAGTTTGCGGAACATGATTTGCACTCTCGCCACCTTGCGCCACTCTGCCTCGGTGAGAATTACATCCTCATGCTGCGGCACTCCAGAAATCTCACAAGGCGGAAGTGGCTCATACTCTTGTTTCTTGCGTTTCGCTTTCCCCATGATGACCTCTTGCGTTGCGAAGAAGTGAATTAAACAGATCGCTAACACTAACTTCCTGTTCATGCCATGAGTAACGCCATAGCTTCTTGTGGTGGTCATAGCTTCGCGTCACATCACAGTTATGAAACATAATGCTGATGCGGCTTTTCACGATGCGATAATCAATGCCAGTGGTGGCGCTGATTTCTTTCACCTCAGTGCCAGCGTTATCAAGCAAATGGCACTTAATTGCATCATCAATACCTGCCGCATCCTCAGAGATGAAATACTTGTACTGCCACTTATCACCACGAATCACTGACTTCTCACGGCGAATAAAGCCAAGTGCAAGCATCTCATGCAAACGATGCGTTGTGGTGCTTGAGTGCTTTCCTCCGCAATGCTTTTCAATGTATGCGCGCGTTGCTCCTGGGTGATTAATAATCACGCGCATGATTTGTGATTTATAGTACATAGTCACGCTCCTCTGCTGCCTGACTGAAATCTTCGGCTGTGTATAGGTGCCCGTTGCGTGTATTCCATGACTTCACTGCTGATTCTTGATGGAGCCACTCATCAGTACTGCACCCACACTGCGAGCAAGCAACGTAATAGCCATGAATGTTTTTGTCATTGTATGCGTCATTGCTGCCACAGAATGGGCACTCCAGCAGTCCTTCATCATTCATCATCGGCATATGTGGTGCTGTCATTTTGTCATCTCCTTAACTAATTTCTTCATGTTTAAGTCGCACAATCTTCGCAGAATCCTGTCGCGTCGGTAATGTTTCTTGCTGGTTTTAAACATTGCTTTCAAAAAGCCAATGCCGCCATACCAATTCTTTTGATTCCTGCTTTTCTTGTTTCTGGCGTTGGATTCCCTGATATCAGCCATAACTAATTGGTGTATCGTGCTGCATTTGCTCATTTCACCCACTCCCCAAGATTATTAAATTTAGGCGTATCGCCCGACCAGTCGATAACGTCCTTCTGCTGGCTGCGCTTACGTTGCAGTCGGTTACGCACTTCTCGCAACTCGCACTCTATCCACTCACGAGTGCGCTCAACTTCATTCAGTCGCTGGATTAACGATTCTTCGTACAGTTCATCTGTTGTCATTGGATGTTCCTCAAAATTTACCAGTTGTTGCCATTCTCAGTAGCTCAAGTACCTCGGTTGAGTAATCGACCTGCCCCTGATGATACCCTTCAAGGATGGCGTTTTTGATATGCACAAGACACAGTTCAATGTCTTCAATATTTACTGCTCGCGCCTCAAGCATGGAGCGCAAATACTCACATCTTTCTGTTATTACTTTTTCCACGCTCATTTCCACATCACCTTTTTCGTTGTGGTACAATCTACGTCAATAAGTATTGACTAAGTGATGTAGATTGGTCAACAATAATTTTCGAGAAGGAGTAGTAAATATGCCAAGACCACGACGAGAGCCGATGGACATTATCACCAGCATTGTGGAGAAGCGGCAGCCGCTGACACTCCGCGATGTTCGCTACTTTGCCCGTTGCTATGTGGCACTTGCTGATATGCCTAAAGATGAGATGTATAACCTTATCAGGGACAACTTCAATGTTGACGAGAATAACAAAGTCACAATGAAAAGGGGTGATGATGAATTGGAATGATGTATTTGAATACCGTGATGGTCAGTTGTATTGGAAGATAAGGCCTGCGAATAGGGTTAAGGTTGGTGACATTGCTGGGTCAAAAAACAATAAAGGCTATCTTTTATTTGATTTCAAAGGCAAAAAACACCCTGCGCACAGGGTGATCTGGGAAATGCATTACGGTACTATTCCGGATGGAATGGAAATTGACCGCATAAACCACATCCGTGATGACAACAGAATTGAAAATCTTCGTCTTGCTAGTCATGCGGAAAATACCCGCAACATGTCAAAGCACAGATACAACACTAGTGGAGTGACCGGTGTGTGCTGGCATAAGCACCAAAGGAAGTGGGTAGCACAGATAATGTTTGACGGAAAGTATACATGCCTAGGTTATTTTGTCGATTTTGATGAGGCTGTAAGATGCAGAAAATCAGCAGAATTAAATTTAGGATTTCACAGCAATCATGGGGATTTAAAAAGAAATGAACCTGAATGACATTGATGTAGTTGAGACTGTTAAATACAACAAATACCTGCACGAGATTAAGCCAGGTATATTTGTTGATGTGTACGATGTGCTCATGGCGTGGAATGTTACCAACCCGGCATTGCAGCACCTGATTAAAAAGGCGTTGCAGGCTGGCGATCGAGGGCACAAATCACGCGAACAAGATTTACAGGACATCATTGACAGCGCAACTCGCGCAAAAGAACTGGAGATTAAATAATGTCATTCTGCGACATCACAATCGCGCAACGAAACGCGAACTACACCAACATTGCTGACACTTCCGCGCAACTGGTATCATTGAACAGCGACGGCAGTGCGGTACTGAAAATCGGCACGGAAACAGCGCAATTCATCGTGCAGAATCTTTCTCAGGCAAACGCAAAGCAGGTGCTGATTAGCACTGGTAGCGTTCTGTTTCTGGGTGGCAATTACAATGCACCTAACCTTGAGTGTTCACTGGTGCGCATCGTTGAAGCTGCGGTTGAGGAATCTGTTGATGAGCCAACAACATTGCCAGCAGAGTGAGCCACCAAAACCATCTGCATGGTGTGAGCAAATGGAACGCAATGCGAAAGATGGTGATGAGGCGTATGCTTATTTTCAGCTGAAGCAGATGTGGAAGCAACGAGAAAACTCAGAGCAAACAAATTAAACACAAGCCCCTTCACGGGGCTTTTTTGTTGCGTAACGAATTGTACTGCGCCTCACATGCTAATCCAGCTTCTCTTGCTCTATCAGCATAATCTGCCAGTTGTCGATTTCTTTCGACAGATTCTGAGAGCAATTGGGCAAGCAAAACTCCGGTATCTGCGGCTGGATTGCCAATGGACTCAGCGGTGGAATATCCGACGAGCTGCTTGCGGATATTTGCGAGTTGTTGCTGCAACCTGCCAGACTTAGCAGCAGCATTGACAGCATCATTGCGCGCAGCATCAATCCTTTGCTGTGCGTCGGCCTGAATCTTTTGCAGTTCTGCATTGCGTCGTTGCTCCTCTTGTTCGTCTGCGGCCTTCTGTTCGGTGATTGCTTGAGCTTTTCCTTCTGCGTACCGTTGGTCGCCGTATTCTATAAGCTCTCCGCGAATCCATAGCGCGCCAGCGGCAACAATTATAATAATTGCCAGCGGTCGCCAGTATTTAGCGAGAATCGACATCATTGCGCAGCCTCTGAAATAACTGATAGTTATCAAGAAATATACGCATCAGTTCATATGACCATTGAATGCCGTATTTTTTCCTGATGCCAAGATAAAGCGTTCTGTACTCCCACATTCTCCACTGGTGGCTCTTGATGCTATCTGGTGTGAAGTCGGAGGCAAGTGCAATCCATGCATTATTTATCATTGCGCAGCCTCCGGTTTTCCTTCCTCATGCCGTGCATTTTGCCGAGGATACCAACCAGCATGATTGAGTAGCTCACCCCTTTAACCACGATTGGCGGTAGTGCCGCCTTCAGGTCGTCCGGCATCATTACCCACACATGCATCATTGCGTCAGGCCATAGCTGCAACAGCGAGCAGAGCGAAATCCACGCGCCGAGCAGCCAGTTGCTTAGCTTTTTCATGCCACAACTCCGCCAGCATCCTTGTACACCTGAATCAGCTTATCCAGTTTCTGCTCGTGCTGACCATAGCCAGCGCCCGGCAATGAAGCCCAGCGGGAACGGCATTTATGGATGGCATCAGCGACGCGACCAGCCTCAATATCGGCAGTGGCCTTGCATTCGTGGATTAGCTGCATTGCAATAGCGTCCTGTGATGCGGGGGAGAAGTCAGGCAAACGCAGTTGCTTTTTGTATGCATCATAGAACTTAGCCAGCACCTGATAGCGCCCGGCGGCAGTGGATTTGATACCCAGCTTAGGCAGGCTAATCAGCTTTCGCGGGTGATCGGAATAGTCGGCAAACAGTGAGCCACCAACAATCACATCATAGCCGTGATTATTGGTTTTCTGCCGCCCATTATCCGTTCCCTCGCTGTACGCCAGCATATCCAGAAACGCCTTCATGTTTTTACTAATAGCCATACCAGTAAACCTCTTTTTCAGCCTTGCGTTTTGCTTTGTTGTCTGTCTTCTCGCCCCACACGATGAAATGCGCGACGACGCATGAGAAACAGCGGAGATTGTGTTTCTTCAGAAGCGCTGATTTACGGAACACGTCAATGCCGATATCGGCGGCAAGGCTTGTTAGCGCGTCGAACTGATTCTGCGTTGTCTCAGTGGTGATGTAAGGAGATATGTCCACAGCATCAATGATTCCAAGCACCTCCGCGGCGCGCTCCGATAGTTTCATTCTGCCTCCTGTTCAAATAATGATTAATTCTATCACAACAGGTATTGACGTAGATTGAGCGGTGGTGCATAGTATCTACATCAAATGATGCGTGAGGTAATAAAAATGAATCCACGTGATGTTACGTTTTACAGTGAGTCAAATCCGAAGGCTGCAAAGGTTGCCAACAAAAAAGCAAAGGTGAAGCAATTGATGGCTGCCGGTCACACCAAGAAAGCAGCTCAACGCATGGTCAAAGAAATGAAATGGATGAGTGCAAAATGGTAATGGTCAAACTCAAAGAAAACGGACGCTGCGGAGTATTCAACCTTGAACAAATCAAAATCCGTCCGTGCGGTAAAGTGGTTGCGCCATTTGGGCTGGTGCAGATGCGCGAAGTTGAGATTATTGAGTACATTAAGTGAGGTTGCATGAAAGAGTTTAAAGGAACCCTGGGGTCGTGGCATTACGATGATGAACTTGGTGGGGTCTATAGTAAAGGCGGCCAATTCGTGTGCGATGTTACCGATAAGGATAATGCCAACCTCATCGCCGCAGCGCCTGAGCTTCTGGAGGCTTTGCAGAAAATGCTCAGCAAAGCGTATAAGCAAAACTGGAATGATGCATACCCAGAAGAGCTTAAATCAGCACAGGATGCAATCAACAAAGCACTGGGAGAATGAAATGAAACTTATCGACCTGTTAGTTCAAGAATTACCTAAGCGTGGCGGGTGGCCTCATAATGCTCTGTCAATTACTCAAGATGATGACGGTTTGCTGTGTGTATGGGACACGAATAATCCACACTATGATGGATTTTCATGGAAACATCACACTGGGAATAGCCTTGTGTATTACTGGCATGGAATTGAGGACGTACCTTTATCTTGCGACCACAGGGAGTCGATAGTGACCTATTGGCAATATAAAGCAGCACTCGCCGCATCGCAAAAGCCAACATGGAACGGAGAAGGCGTCCCACCAGTGGGGTGTGAGTGTGAGATATCATTTTCTGGCAAATCACTAGGGCAGTGTGAAGTTCTTTTTGTTGGTGATTCACTTATTGTCTGGAAACAGAAGTCATCACAGCAAGAAGGCAGCGGCTACCACAGGCATATGAACATTCGACCACTCCGCACAGAAGCGGAAAGGAAGCACGAGGCCGTGCTCGAATCTATCTGCGCGGTATTAACAATGGTAGCGCAAGATTACAAGCGAGAGGATGAGGCCAAACTCATTTATGAAGCCATCGCAGCAGGCAAAATTCCCGGCGTGAAACTGGATGATTGATATGTGGCCTATATGTAAGCATTGCGGGCGCATGTGCCTTACGAGCTGGTGCAGAAAATGCGATAAGCCATCGAAATAAAACAAAGCCCTCACTTAGAGGGCTTTTTGTTTGCGGATTGCCACGCTTCTCGCTGCTTATCAAGTCTTTCCTGTGACGATTCAAGAATGACGGGTTTGCCATCCATTAACAGTGTTGGAATTTGGGCACAGTGACAATTATATTTATTACCATTCTCGCTATAGAACGTGTCAATCTCTTCTGGCGTGTAAAACCGTCCGTGTCTCGCTGCGTGTGTCTGGCGAGTTGTGAGCATTAATGCCGACTGCCACAGCATCACCGTCTCAATACCTAATTCCTCGCGCGCCTCAATGACTTCTCGCCTGTTAGCCTGCCTAAGCGTTCCGGTGATTTCAGTCTGCGCTATCTGTTTCGCGTAGCTGTGAGATACATCGACACGCTTAACGATATCATCTTCAATATCGCGAGGGTTAGCGCCACGGGCAATGCCTTCCATGATGACTGATGCCAGTTGCTGGCGGGAATAGTCACTCAATCCGCGCCAATCGGAATAGCCAGCTGCATAGGCAAGTTGAAGCCTGTTCAGGTATGGCTCACTGTAGAGTATCGCAGCAATCGGCCTCTGTTCTGCATAAACCGGAGACAGGCTTGACAGCTCTGAATTTGCCTTTTGCGTTCCGGCCTGATACGCATCACCAATGAACACGTTGGCCCACATCCTGCCGTGACCGAAATCATCACCTTCAAGAAGAATCTCGTCAATCAGCGCCTGCAATTCATCCATGAAGGAGGCTGCGCGCGCACTACTGAAATCGTAGAAATACAGACCGCTTGATTCGGAGTTGGTTTGACCATGCGGAATGGTGCGGAACAACTCAAGTGCACGACTCCTGAGCTGTTTGTATTTGCGCGTTATCACCTTGTCCATCTTTGACAGGCGAGTCGCAGCGCCTAACGGATCATTCAGGCTCTGCGATATGCGCGGCTGTGGAAGTCTAGCGTTAAACCGGAGTATCTTCATTTTCATCTTCCGGAGGTGTGTCTTCCATATATCCATCAGGCATTTCTATAGGCTCAAGCCCAAGAAATCCCCTGATTTCATCATCTGTAAGGATTTGACCGACACCAGCATTTGCCGCACTTTGTGCAGCCTGAGCGAGTTTAACAATCAATTCAGCCTTGTCGTTCTGCGTTGGTTCAAGAAGGTCATTCCACTTGCAATAATATCCAGCGACTGGCGCCTTATCCACAATGCCAAACGTGATTAAACGCTCAACAAAAGAGCCAACCAGATAATCAAGCCAGCCATCACGTCGTTGCATAGCCATCATTGCCAGTGACTGCTCATCATTGGCTGATGCAAGAACGCCGCTTCGACTTCCAAGCAATGAGTTAAGAGGGATATTCACTGATGCGGCGAACTGACTAGCTGCAACATACATAAATGGCTCAGGATCGCTCATTGCCGTTGACAGGACACTTACGTCACTGCCAAAGCTAAACATTGCCGCGTCAATGCCAGAGTTGAGCATTTCTATATTTTCATTTAGCAGATCGGCAAGCTCCTCAACTTCAACACTCATCTGCTGTGCCAATGACTGAGCTGAGACGTTATCTTTATTGAAAGAAACGTTCAGTTGGCGCGATGAGTTTTTGAGTAATCCCTCTGCGGAGCTACCGGAAACCTTAGCGCAATCTATCAGGGAGTTGAATCCAGCGCGAAGTAAAGGAACACCGCTGAACATGCTGCCGTCAAAGCTACCCTCTGCCAGAATAATTATGCGGTCAGGGTGAATCTGCACGGAACGATCAGGCTTGCCGTCACTATCGAAATCTTCAACGGCACTTTCCTGATATTCGTACATCTCAGGCATACCGTAGTCTTCGCTGGCTTCATCATTATTCCACGCACTGACGCGGAGTTGCTCCTCCCACACCGGAATAAAGCGAACAATGGATTTATCTTTAATGCGGCGAGTTTTGGTGACGTCTACCGGCTCATTCCACTTACGCCCATCACGGATTTGCAGTATTAGCGCAGAATATCGGTTAATCAGATTCCGCTTATCTGCATCCCTGATGAATGGAAGCGCCTTTTTCAGAATGTCATTGACGCTCTTTTCCCACGGTGAAGTGGCTTCATCATCAGCGTCATTCTCAAGCACTGTAGGCATACCATGCCACGACTTGTTAAGAACGATATTTACTGCGGCATTTGCCAGCGGGTAACGTTCATAAGCAAACCGGAAATCCTCAGCGTTAATTTCCTGCTTGTACCCGCATTCCGTCCAGAGTCTGTCGTGCTTCTGGTCCAGATTCTTCCCGCCAGCACAAAGCCTTTGTTGCTGAATCGCCCGGTTATTGTTAGCCACGCGGTCGCGTATATAGGCGTTTAAAGCGTCGAGTTTTGACATGATTCACCAATAAAAAATCCCTCACGATGGAGGGATTATAGCATGGATGGTATATGTCTAAACCTTATACGGGTATCGCTTTCTGAACTTTCCAAGCCCGCAAGTAACATTGTATGGTATGCAGTAAAAATGAACCTGATAGCCACGGCCAGCGGCAACAACATTAACTACGGTTACGATTTCGCCTCTGTGGTTTTTATATTTACCACCAACCATCTCATCTCTGATGGCGTTTAGTGTCCTGAAGTGCATCACTTCACCTCTATTTGAAATATTGATACAGCAAACATGGCACAACGCCAGTTACCACAGCGAAAAATGAACCAACCATAAAGTGAATCAATCTTGGTTCATTCACTCCGGCAGCCATAGCCCGCCAGAACATAAAGTTAAGTGGAATCAAGAGCGACCATAATAGAGCCATCACTCCACCTTTTCGAATTTATCAAAAATAACAGAAAGATTAAAAGCGCAGCTTTCAGTGATCGCCTGGATTTCTTTCACTTATGCTCTCATAGCGTCCTCATATGCAATAACTGCATCAGGGCCAATTGATAATCCGCAGAAACTACCGACGCTCGCCACGCTTCCTTGTCGCTCAATGTGACAGCAATAAAAATAAACGCTCATCACTCAATCTCCCATCAGTTCATCGCGACTATACTGTTTTCTCATATTCCTCTTGGTTACTATCATTCTTATTGCAGCAACTATCGGCATTGAAACAGGGAAAGAGATGAGTAGCAGTAGGCACAATAAGCCATAAACCATGTCTGCCAGCATTTTCTTATCAAGAAAATCACCAACAGTCTCCTTCAGCCAACCGCAATATCCCATCCTGTATCTTTGCTTGGTATTCATCATCACTCAATCTCCTCATCATTAACCCAGCTTTGCAGGACTTCGATAAGCTGCGCGGCTTGTTTTTTATCAAGCTGAACCCAGTCGTCACATTGCCTTAAATTGATTACTCGTTCTGTATTTATATACAGACTATGGCATTCATTTGTTTTTTCGATAACCATCAAATCACCCTCTCAAAAAATCATTCTTGCAGCAGATACCCTTGTATCCGCGCTTCTCTTGCAGGTTAACGAAGACATCATCCAGAGCGCGCAGCAGGAAGTCCTCGTCGATATCATACCGACGGCAAATCACATCATCAGGCACACCAGCCCGCGCCAGTGAATAAACCTGTTCTTTTTCCTCCTGTGTAAATCCTGCATAGCTGCGCATAGTGATATCTCCTTTAAGCCTGATGTAGATTATACTATGCGCTCGGTGTAGATTGGTCAAGTGTGGTGGCGCAGATTTATAAACATTAATAATAAATGTTGACATAGATATGATGCTGGTGTAGATTGAACTCATGAAACGAAAGGAGTGAAATATGAAAGATGTTAAGTTTAACGCAAAGAAAAATAAATTTGGTCGCATCCTGTTTTATGTTATGGAGGACAACAAGCATCTTTATGAGTTCAACAAAATAGAGGATGCAGCGGAATGGATTGCTGAACTTGGTCGCCGAGCGTTGATTAAATGAAACAAAGCCCTCGATTGAGGGCTTTGTTTTTATCGCCTGCGCCGGATTAACATCCCGCTACCGCGCTGAACGATGTGGTCACCAAGGCCATAGCGCAAACTGTCAATCGCGTGATTGTATTTATCAACTATGTCTGGGAGTATGTTCCCTGTTAATTTATCCACCTTGTAGCTGTACATTGTCATCTCTTCAATGACGTTCTTGCATCTTGAGTGTACGTAAATCCTGTCACACCCACGCAGCCACGTAATACCGTCCTCAATGCTCCCCGGCCATTTTGCGCACGGATGAATGTCGAATCCAGATCGGCGTATATGGCTTATTGTTTCAGGCCTTGCGCAATCCCCATACCATCTGTACTTCTCTGAATTTGGAAATGCTGATCTCATCGCTTCCGGCGTGTCAGTTATCTCAAGGCCAACCTTTGCAAAGTCACGATAGATATACAGGTTTCTGCGTCCATCGCCCAAATCTTCTACATATGATTCTGTTGCTGCGGTTGCATCCTGAGAAAAACCAAAGTCAATGCCATAATATGGCCCTCCCCATTCGGGAGATGGCTCGAAGTCCAGCGTTTGCCATTTCCCGCCAAGCACGGCCTCTTCGGAACGCTTGTTGAATAACCCTTCATACACCCACAGATAGCGATCATAATCCACTGCCTTCATCTGGTTCATGTGCTGTTTAAGTTCTTCAGTGAACCACGGGTTGTGGACGTAGTTAACATTAACAACAACAATGTCATCATCCTGATATATGCCATCGACCATCTTGTCGATGTAAGGCTCAACAAAGTTAGTCCACGTTGGGTCAGTCTCTTTATTCGGGTTAAAAACAATAATAATTTCAGAGCCAGCCGCACGGACTGTCGGGATTAATGTATCCCATGACACCTGACTGATATTTTCTGATTCTTCACAGAATACATCTGTAAGACCAGCCATACCTTTGATGGCGGTTATGTTTCGCCACAGGCCGCGAAAAACAAACTTTGACCTCGTTGAATGGTGCGTTATCTCACCATCAACGCAACGGTATTCCTGAGTGTGGCCCTTCCTGTTTATCTCATCGACCAGCTCTGCATAGCTTGATTCTTTGATTGAGTTCTGTATCTCACGAAAACAACCAACGCGACTGTTGCGGAACCTTGCCTTTTCGATAAGGTAGGATATACACGTTCGGCTCTTGGAACTGCCCCTACCACCATAAAACACCTTAAAGCGCCGCGGGTAAAGGATAAGCTCCATCCGCTCAGGAATTAATATTGTTGGCTCTTCATCAGTTTCAGATACACCAGTGGCTGTCATCTTAAGGCGCTTTACGACATTGGGAGAACCATCCTGAAGTAGCTTATCTACAAGCCCAAAAACTGCTGATTCAGGCTTTGCAGTTGAGTTGCCAACTACCTGTTCAAGTTTTTCGATTGCCACACTTGAGAGTCTTTTTCTAGCCATGATTACAAAACTCCCCGTGATGTTTCTCTCTGAACTCCGCCACAGCTCTCTCAGCATCTTCTTGTGATGAAAACCTACCTACCGTATATTTTTTCCCAAAAACCCTGCAATGCGCCTTCCATTTATTTTTCTCTGCATCCCAACTCACACCTTTTACTCCTGACGTATTTGTCGATGGTTTACCAACATTCCATCCGTTTTCATTATTACTTGCTTCTCTCAGGTTGCAGATTCTGTTATCTGTCTTCACGTTATTGATATGATCTATTTTCCCATTGGGCCACACACCATAAATGTAAAGCCACGCAAGCCGATGAGCTTTGTGTAAAGACTTATCGATGCGTATATCTATATAGCCTGACTTATTCTTACTGCCAGCTGAATTACCAACTCTTACGCTTTTTGAGGCGCGCTGAACCCATGTGAAAACACCAGTATCTGGATTGTAATGCAGTAGATGCTTAAGTCTTTCCTGAGTGAGAGCGAGCTCTTTTAATGATGGCATTCTTGAATCCTCGGTTACAGGCGGTCTATTGATTGGATGCGGCAGCCCGGAGACCAATCCGGGCAGGGAGCTACCCTTTGCCGCATTAATTATTATAAATCAGTTACTGTTGTTGCTCCAGCAGTTTCTCCAGTCGCTCAAGGCGAGCAGCGAGTTCGGTAACTTCGGCAATATCAAGACCAGCCTTTATAACCTCGGCAAAAGTCTTGCCAATGTCCACAGGTATAACGCCAGCAGCTATGCCACGAATAACAGCATCAATCTTCTCTACCGGAGTTCCGTCATCAGGGAAATCAACTTCAAAAACAGGGGCGACAGGCTTAGGTAACGGACTGAATCGAACGATAAGTTCTTTCATCATTGCGGTGTCACGTTCAATCATCGCCATCTCAACGATGGTGTCATAGAGTTTTTCCTCGCTAAACCCCTTCCTTTCAAGAGCTTCAACGAGCAACTTACGCTTGTCTTTTCCGCGTTTATTTTGTGGTTGATTTTCTTTACTGAATAGCTTTTTAGCCATAGATAAAACCTATCAATATTCCGCTATTTTTCCGTTATTCGATATTGTAACAGATTCTACACCATAGGGTTAATGGCAAAAAAAGAACCCGCACAAGGAGGGTTAAAGGTTGGGTGATGATATGAGTGAAAGCAATGGTGGTTATTAGCTTATTGTACACCATCATTACCACGCTTGCCAGCATAGCACCACGCATTTTCTGTTCGCGTATGCACATGAACGATTTCAAGCGCATCCGGGAATGTCTTTGCTACCTTCGCGATGAAATCGTCCAGCTGGTGCTGTTTGGCGATGTGCCAGACCTTTTGCTTAGTTGTTTGCATGCTCAAAACCCCTCGTAGAGCACATACACTTAATATCGTGAACACCATTATCAGGAACAACCTCAATGTAATTACCTATCTGCACCATCATGTAGTGGCACGTCTTCATGCTGTTCCAGTAGCGTTCCCACATGTTTTGCATTGCGTCACTGATATCGTTAAACATAATGCACCACTCCCGCAATAGCTGCTACCAGTGCCAGCACATAAACAGCAAGGAAGATTTTAGCGCCAGTGGTGTATCGGCGTCGTTGGTTTCTGGTCATCCATACATCTCCACTAAAACGTGCGCACATAGAGCGCACTGATAATTAATATGAACGGGTAGCTATTCACTTTTAGCCAGGCTTTCGAATTGCTGTGCTGTGGTGTCAAACTGAACCAGACTGACAACATCGTCGAACATGACAAACCCGCCATCAGGGTCTTCACTCATGTCAGCGCCACAATCCTGACCACACGAGTCGCAACCACCAGTATTAAGATCGTATCGCGTGAGTTTTGCGATATTTGATAAATTCAGCGCCAGTACAGCCAGGTCATAAACCTCTTCGGCGGTATAACCTGCGCCATGACCATACATTTCAATGCGGGATATGATTTCTTCTACTCGTTGTTTTGTGATTGTCATTTTTGCTCACCTTCATGTTCTTCCAGAAAAATACGCATAGCATAAAGCATCTCTTCGGTGTCATACGGTGACAACTTGTCACGCAGGATGTGTTCAATGCTGTTAATGAACCTGCGGATTGCTTTGTTTTCGATTTCAGCCAGGGAAGCATCGGTGTCTGGCGTTTCAGGTGCGTGCATAATTGCTACCACCATTGCGTCATGCATGCAGTCAATGTCGCAACAACCAACAGCTTCAGCAGTTTTGAACTCACGATACATATTGCTGAACGCATCTGTTTTGCACCATGCGTTTATGTCCTTAAATGCTGCATTCTCCGCTGCCAGCGCAGCGCACTTAACTTCCAGGGTCGCGTAGTCTTCGTAGTCAACATAATCACCACATGGCGATTCGTAAGACTCAACGCCACCAAGTGAAACTCTCATGTCATAACGCTTAACTTCACTCATACCCTAACCCCCATAATTTCTTCGTAATAACCATCTGATTGTCTTGCTGGCATACATTTTGTTTTGCACAAATAAGAACTCATATGTTTTTACTTTTCCATCTCAAACACCATCGGCTCTGCGATTCCAGTCGGAGATTGCCTGTTCTGCAGACTCCCTGAAGTTTGTCATTCTCGCCCCGCATGAGCATCGAATGAGAAAGTATGGTTTTTCATGGTCAGATGAGCGCCATGGCTTAACCTTTGGTTCACCACCACAAAACGGGCATTTCTTTATAATCAACTCACTCATATCATCACCATATACATAGCTGAATCGTTTACAATTCAATAAAACAAATCAAAGCTGATAGTTTGCCTGCCCAGATATGATTAACTCGTCCAGCACGCATCTATCTCCATCTCTGTGCCATACGCGACACACCTTAGAGCATCTTGGAGAGCTCACTGCTCGCTCAACCTGCTTGCTCATAAAGTTTTGCGCGCCAACGTGACCGAGTTCCTGTTCCAGCTTTTCGCGTCGATAGATAGTCTTTGCCATTTGTTACGCCTCGCATGAATTAATGATTGCCTTAATGCGTCTACGATACCACTGCATTATGTGCTCGTTATGCCAGTTGCTCATTTTGTTACTCCTTATACCCTGATTTTGAAACTTCCACTGCGATAATGATGAATGCCACGATAACCAGACTTGCTGCAAGTTCGAATGATGCGCCTGTCATTTACCTAACCCATACGCCGAGATTAAAGCCTGCATTGCTGCGTTCCAGAATGCTTCTGCAGGAATGCTGTTGTTTGTGCGCTCAACTGCGATACGTGCCATAGCCTGTGCATCTTCAAATTCTTCACGGTCTTTTATTTTCATATCTTCACCCTCGTTTGTTTCGATGAGTCCAATATACATCAACGATGATTCTACGTCAATACAATGACTAAAACAAACCAAACTGTTAGTGATAACCAACAGTTATTAATTTTGTAAGTAATTGATTTTTAACAGGTGCATTTATCCGTTTTATCCCGCTGATTTTTTCATTTACCCAAAAAAACTCGTCATAAATCATGATGTTGCGTAGTTTTATCCCATTTACACTTATCCCGAATCTAATAGAGAGAAATATAATTTTTGGAATGGATTTTTGGTGACAAAAACATGGTGAGAAAAATGGTATAAATCGGATAAATAGCAGTATATATAAATAGTAATAGTAATAAATACATATACTTAGCACTAAAATTACTTATCCCAAACTTTCCCCGTTCTTATCCCGTTTTATCCCGAATTACATTTAGCGGATAAGTGATTTGCGCATGTTGCGGCTTGGTTGACATGGGTAATGGATAAGAATAAGATACCTGATGTATAAGCGTGAGGAGGTTTTAATGAAGGTAACAATGGCAACTCAATTTGATATGGATAATGCAAGAAAGAGAACAAAGTGGCCTTTTAGTAGGATGAAGCAAGGAGAAATTGTTTGTATATCAGAATGTGAATACAGCAATACAAAGGTTCAGAGAAAAGCCCATGCTTATGGGCATGCAACAGGAAAATCATTCACATGCAAATCAAGTGATGGGAAAGTAATCATCAAAAGGATCTCATGATGTCGATAAAAACCATTTATGACCTGACGGCAGACATAAACAAAGAAAAGTGGTACGACATTACCAAACCACCTGGTCTTGCTGGTGAAATTGCTGATGACATTGCCGCTGGTGAGGTTCGTGAACAACCAAGACTTAGAGCTGTTGCCGCTCTTCATGAACTGATTATTGCCAGCAAGGGTAAGATTAAAACACCAAGCGGTATGAAGGGAAATCTTCTTACTATCTGTATCGCAGATTCAGCTGGGGGAAAGGATAGGTCACAAAGCCATTTCAAAATCATGGCGAGAGATATCGAAAAGGGTATGCATGTATTTGGTCGCATTGCATCATCAAAAGATATCGGTCGGTCACTGATAAATCATGATGGCGTAGCGACATTTATTATTGATGAATGTCATGGATTGTTTGGTGTAATGACTCAGAAGAATGGCGCAGCTTACATGGCTGAACTTGGTTCTGAAATTCTGTCTGTTTATTCCGACAGACTGAAGAAGTTCTCCGACCTTGATGCTGTTAACGCCAAAGAGCAGCTTGAGAAGGAACTCAAGAAGCTGAAGGCTGAAGTTAAGGATAAAGGGATTGTAGAGTCAGAATACCGCAGGCGCGAGCAGCAGCTTGAGCGTGAAATATTGTGGCCAATTCAGCAGGGTATCGAAGACCCGATATTCTCAATGATGTGCTTTTCAACACCAGAGAAGCTGTCCAGCATTATTTGTTCAGAAAATATCGGAACCGGCTTGATTGGTCGAGCAATCTTCATTAAGGGGAAGGACGGTCGCGCAAGGAAATTACGCAAATATGGCCATAAAACACCACAGTCTCTAATAGATAAAATGAAGGCAGTGGAAAAATCATCACCACAGGTTGCAAGATACGAAAATGATGTTGTGCAGGCGCTTGCTGAATCACTTGATGACAGATTTGAGGAGCTGGTAAATGATGTTTCTCTTGGCGCGGTAATTGCCCGTTCATTCGAGCAGGTTGAAAAAGTTGCAACTGCACTTTCTGCTGGGAATAAAGGTGTAATTACAGAAGAAATGCTGATGTGGTCATTCTGTTTTGTTTGCGAAAGCCTGACAGACGTCATGAGCATGCTAAAAGTGAACGAAAGCCAGGAAGAACTCGGAACAATGGCCAGATGGAATGAGATTAAAAATAGAATTGAGAATATCCTTTCTGGAAGAACGAAGGATGACAGGATGCCTCAGTCTATTCTCGTTCAGAGGGCTGTTAAAACAAAATCCCTCAAGGCTCTTGCTGAGGCTATAGCAAGGTCTAATGGGGAAGATTTTTCCTATGGGGCAAAAACTCTTGTTACTCCAGTAATACAATCTCTCATGGCATCTCGTGCAATTGACGCTGTAGGTTGCGGTTACTGGATTAACGACGCAAGTAAATTTGAAGGTACGAAAATGAGCGTTAAATTCACGCAAATTGTTGATGGTATTGGCATGAATATGGCTGCAATGAGGGGTTGGCGATGAATATAGTGATTAATGAAAATGTTGTTAACTGTTATGCAACAGAAACTCGTCCTGGTAAAGTTGATTTCACATTGGGAGCTGCGGATTGTGATTGGTTTCATGATCTGTTTTTCCCATATGGAGACTCTCAAGAAGGCATTGAAGTTATTGGCGGTATTTTTTGCTTCAAAGACGTGCATGGTAATGGTTGGAGAGGCGTCTTGATTGGCATAGATGGACATCATACTGGTAAAAAGTATCAGATTCACACGTCTGGAATCGGGGAAACAAAAGACAAGGCAGTAAAAAACACAAGGAAATTGTGGCTTCGTATACGGAATGAAATTGAGCATAAACGCAATGAGGGTGTGCTTTGATGAGCGCCAATAAAAAACTCAAGTTTCTTATTCACAAGGCGATAGCTCTAAAGTTGTATGAACATCGACTTTTTCTTCTTGAGTGTTCAGTATCTCCTTGTGGATATGGTGATTATGATTACTCCATTTGCATTGGTGAACGCCGTGGATGGTTTGAGACGTTTAATACTCTAAGTGTTGGTAATGATTGCGAGAAAATAAATAATTGCTTGTGCTGGAGTTGCGGCGATGGTCTTTTTAGGGCTGTTTACATAGATACATTTTGTAAGATGGGAGACATAATCCTGTATTCAACAGCTACAGGTGGTTCAAAAGACAGAGCTTCGCTTGATGCCATTTATGCATGGAGGAATGCAAAGCGAGAGATAATAAAGATTATTGACGATGAAATTGACAAGATGAAACTCTGATAACAAAAACCCTCCAGTCGGAGGGTTTTCTTTTATCTGCTGACTGACATTTTCTCTATCAACTCGCCAGCGTCATAAATCTTTCTTCTGATTCTCTTCGCCATCCTGATTGTGTCTGCATCATCAGGCAGCATCACCGGAAGTCCTGCGTTTTCCGCAGCGCAAAGTTCGTCAAATTTATAATTAACTATGCAGCGTAACCGTGCTTTCGTCTCATCGCTAACAGAACGCACCACTTCCCACATGTTTTCCGGCGACCAGCAGCACCAGACATGCGCACCAGTGAAGTAATGGCATTTCCACGCATCGGCATAATCAGATACCAGGTAAATGAACTTTCCATTGTCTTCTCCGATTGAACTTATCGCGCCGCGAGTGAGTTTGCCGTTGATGGTTGAGTCCTTGTTGTATCCTGCGCGGAAAAACGCTCTGAATGAATCACCATCCATGCCAATGAATGCCACGTTGCACGGCTTCATTGTGTCAGCGCGCATCATCTCAACCGCAATAAGCTCTCCAGATTTACCTCTGGCGACATTAACGTCGCAACCAATACCATTTATCAATGTCCACTCATTCATCGCTACACGCGTAGTTTTAGCCATGATTGCGGCGACTTCCTGCTCAGTGATGAAGTCATCGTTGTGATTTATCTTCGGTAGCTCTTTCCTGATTGCATCCAGCTTTTCGCGTGGGTTCATGTTCAGGAATCCACTAAGCGCCTCCAGTGCTTCAGGAAAACTCATGCCGGAGAGTTTCATTAGCCAGGTGATTCCGCTGCCGCTGCCGCACTGGTTGCATATTGCGCCACCATCTCCTTTTGTTTCGAAGTTATCATCAAAACGATACCTGTCTTTGCCAAGGCATGATGGGCACGGCTGGTGCTTTCCATTGAAAACCTTGCTGTCCACATTGACGATGGACATGATGGCAGCCTGCCAGTTGCCGAGCATTTTTGGCTCGATTTCTTTCCAGTCGTATCTCATAAAATCTTCCTGTTGACGATGATGTAGAATCATTGTAATTTACCTACATGAAACAATCAATCGTTACTTGCAATGAAACAATTAATCGTTACAATAGAGGATAAGAAATGGCTATCACCGTTAAGAAGTGCGAGGTTTGCGGAAATGAGTTTATCGGAACTGCAAAAGCAAAATGTTGCTCAGGAAAGTGTAGATTGCGCAAGCACAGACAGAAGAAAAACCCAATTCATAACTCAAAAACAGATAATGGAATATCTTGAATATAACCCCGAGACTGGCGTCTTTACAGCTGCAAAAACACATGGAACACTCTGGCGTAAAGGCAAGGTTGTTGGGCATAAGAATAAGGCAGGGTACATTACCATCACGCTACTAGGGAAACTAAGGAAAGCTCATAGGCTGGCATGGATTTATGTTTATGGAGAAGATATTGATGGGTATGAAATAGACCATATAAATGGTGACAAATCAGACAATAGAATTTGCAACCTTAGGATTTCTAGTCACCAACAAAACATGTTCAACATGAAAAAGAAATCAACAAATAAATCTGGTGTAAAAGGTGTGCATTTCGATAAAAGATGCAACAAATGGAGAGCGCAGACATCAATAAACAAGAAGAGGGTTCATCTTGGTTTGTTTGACACCATAGAATCAGCAGAAAAGGCGATTCGTGAATTCATGGTTGCTAACCATAAAGAGTTTATTAATTTAGGGTGAGTTATGCATAAAATAGACAAAATGATTTCAGAGATTGATATTAATCTGCTGAAATCCTATCTGGATACTGGTGATATCGAGCCAAGGCCCTATCAGTGGTTGATATATAAGTTAACTGGTGATGTGATTCGTCATTATGTTGGCCCTGGCTATGTAACAGCAAGCGTCGGTAGCGGAAAGTCACTGATGATTGCCATGATAGCAAAGCGTTTTCAGGAAATTGGCTATTCAGGGATGATTTTATCAAGACAGGGCGAAATAGTGGAGCAAGATGCGGAAGAGCTATGGTCGCTTGGTGTAAGAAACTCGCTATTCAGCGCTTCGTTGGGGAGGAAAAGTTCTACGTATCCAATAATTTGTGGTTCTGAGGGTACTGTTGTAAATGCTTTGTTTGATAAAAAGGATGAATCAGGGAATGTTATTGCAAAAGGTGCGCTTTCTGACTTTTGCCCGAGATTTCTGCTGATAGACGAAAATCATATGGTTAATGACATTGATGTTGTTAATGATGGTGATACGCAGTATGCAGTGATAATTAATGAGCTAATGAAAAGGTGCAAAGATAAGTACGGCCATGAGTTGAGAATAATAGGTTATACAGGCTCACCGTTCCGCGGCACTACATCAATAAAAGGTGCTTTCTGGAAGAAAGAGATTATCAATATAGACACCAAGTACATGGTTGAAAACGGTTTTCTTGTGCCAACAATTTTTGGTCTTCATGATGTTGACAGTCTGCATTATGACCTTTCTGATTTTCATGGTTCAGATGTTGATGGTACTCAGGATTTTACCACCGAGCAGCTCAAGCAGATGCAGAAAGAAATCCTTGAGCAAGGAACTCTTACACAGAAAATCATGCTTAAAGTGATGGAGCTTACTAAAAACAGAAACGGAGTATTGATTACATGTGCTGGCAAGAAGCACTGTCAGGAGGCGGCAAAATACCTACCTGAAGGAAGCTATTCAATAGTTACAGAAGATATGGGGCCAAAAGCCAGAAGGAAGGCTCTAAAAGATGCATACACCGGGCGCAAAAAATTCACATTCCAGATAGCGGCCCTTACCACTGGTGTCAACATTCCGCTATGGGATACGAGCTGCATATTACGAAAAATAATGTCGCTAACTCTCCTTGTCCAGCTTCTTGGTCGCGGGATGCGCTTGCTGAAGAAAGAGCAAATTGACGCCGGGTATCATAAAGAAGACCATCTGGTTCTGGATTTCTCAGGCACGATGTTTGAGCTTGGTCAGCTGTATGAAGACCCGATTCTTGAAGAGGCTGAGGCGCAACGTTCAAAACGCAGTGGTGAACAGGTTCCGTGCCCGAAATGCGGAACGATGAACAGTCCATATGCGCGTCGCTGCATTGGCAAAGATGCATTGTCGCCAGATGGTCGCTGCGAAGAGTTTTTCAGTTATATCCGTTGCGGTTTCGATAAGCACGGAATCAGAATTTTTGATGATGGTTGCGGCACTAAAAACGACCCTACAGCTCGCTATTGCCGACATTGCGATCACGTTTTGCGCGACCCTAACGCGGCGTTGAATGAGCGTGCGTATACGGATAATGAGTGGGCTGATGTTATGGATTTCAAAGTTCAGTTAACGAAGGATGGAGAGGGGATTTTATATCGCTACTGGATTAATCGTTGCGATGGCAAAGAAGGATGGGCTAACGAAGTATTCTATCCATACGGCGGCGCGACTCACATGAAAAACATGTTCAAGGCAAAGGCTATATTCCCTCACCTTGATGATAAATCAATGGCTGGAAAAATCCTGAAGTGCCAGAACGCCAAGCAATTCATGATGTATGCAGGATTGATTAAAGCGCCAAAGCGCATCACGCATCGCATTAATGATAAAGGTCGAGACATCATCCACCGAAAAGACTTTAAAGGAGAGCAAAGTGAAGCGGCTTGACAGCGGTATATGGGTATTCGATAGCGGTTATCGCGGAGAATGTCCGAAAGAGGAGATAGACCAGATGGGTTACGGAACATGGATGCAACATCGCTTCCCTGATGTTCTGTGGTTTCATGTGCCTAATGAAACTGGCACATCAAGCAGGGTGCAGTTTGTACTGAAGCGCCAGAAGATGGGGGTTAAGACTGGAATAGGCGATAATGTGATAATGACTCCGGGGGTGAAACACAGTTGCGGAATGATTGAGGCAAAACGCCGCGACAAAAGTAAGAGCAGGGTTAGCAAGGAGCAATCGGCTGTGTTAACTGAGATGTGCAGTCTTGGTCATTATGCTGCCATCGCTTATGGACTTGATGAACTAAAAAAAGCCACACTTTTCTATTTTGGCTTGCCTTTTGATGTGGATTGATGTAGATTCAACTAACAATAACAAGCGAGGTGATGAAGATGGATATTGAGATTCCGGATAGTTTTGATGCTGAGTGGCAATGCGAAATGCTACGCAATCTTCTTGTTAAGTTAAACGAACTTGATGATGGCGGTCATGTTGTCAGTGATGGCTATTCATTGCTTGATGATGCAATGAAAATTGTCGAAGCGTTACGTGAATACAGTGGTGATTAAATGAGAGTCTATTTCAATAATGAATTAACCAATGAGCAATACCACGCCGACACAGAGTACATTAATGGCTCTGGTTTGTGGAACATTTATGACCGCTGTCCCGCAGCATGGCGCTACAAAGACGAAGAGGATGAGCAGTCAAATGCCCTCATTTTCGGCACAGGAAGCCACACAGCTCTGCTTGAACCTGAACGTTTCGATGCTGAATATGCTCGTATGCCAACAAAAGAAGATTTTGGTGATGACCTGCTTGTTACTGCCAGTGACATGAATTCATGGGCAAAAGAACGAGGAATCAAAGGACTTTCAGGGAAGTCGAAAGCTGAGGTGATCAAAATCATCCAGGCGACTGGCGAGCCAGTGAAAATTTACGATGTCATCCGTGAAGAGGCTGAAAAAGCTGCTGTAGGAAAGCAAATGCTGGAAGGTGGTGATTATGACGCCATTCAGCAAATGCGTGCTGTAATCCACGCAGACCCATACTTTAAGAGTGTTTTCACTGGTGGTTACTCTGAAGTTTCAATACTTGGAGAACTAATGGGTGAACCATCAAAGGTTAGATATGATTATTTATCTACTGGAGCTGATGTTTGGGATTACAAAACAGCCATAAGTTCAAAGCCTGAAGAGTTTTTCCGGCATGCTGCGCGACTTGGTTACTTTATGAAGATGGCGATGCAGCACGACATGTTTGTTGAGGCATATGGTCACCCTCCGCGCTCAGTTAATCTTCTGGTACAAGAGAAAGCAGCTCCGTATATACATACAGGGATTAGACTTTCAGATGAGCAATTACAGATTGGTCGCATCCAATTGAGAAATGCTATGGAAATTTACAAAGCATGCAAAAAAGCCAATTCGTGGCCGGGTTATTCAATGGGTAATCCAGTTATAGAAATGGAAACGCCTGAATGGTTCAAGAAGCAATTTAATTTATAATTAGTGAGGTGATGCAATGGGCATTCTCAACATTAAACCAGCAGAGCGTTCCGGTTCTCGCGTGGTCATCGGTATTTCAGGCCAGTCTGGTAGCGGGAAAACATATAGCGCACTTAAGCTGGCACGAGGCATGGTTGATTCACCAGAAGAAATCGGATTCCTTGACACTGAAAACGGTCGCGGTCGCCTGTATTCAAACATCCTTGATGGTAAATTCCTGCACGCTAATATGTATGCACCATTCAGTCCTGCTCGTTACCGTCAGGCAATTGAAGAGTTTCAGGCCGCTGGCGTTAAGGTTCTTGTTATTGATTCAGGCTCGCACGAATGGGAAGGGGAAGGAAGTTGCACGGAGATTGCTGAAAAGCCTCTGCTTAATGGCAAAAAGATGGCTGACTGGAAGCGCGCCAAAGCTGAACACAAGAAGTTCATGAATGCCATGCTGCAAAGCAATATGCATATCATTGTATGTCTACGCGCTCGCCAGAAAACCGACTTCGCAAACCCGAAGGAACCTGTATCACTTGGGTTGCAGCCAGTGTGCGAGAAAGACTTCATGTTCGAAATGACTGTGAGCATGATGATGCACGATGGCGGTAAAATTCAGGAATTCACTAAATTACCAGAAGAACTACGCCCAATATTCTTTGAGTCTGGTCGGGAAAGCGTTCGACATGGATACATTGGCGAAGCGCACGGTCGCGGACTCATCAAGTGGGTGGACTCTGGCGTTAAAGTTGACGAAGAGTTTGAATCTTGGCGTTCACGACTTCAGCTTTCCGCCGCAAAAGGCATGGAAGGATTGAAGGAAGAAGCAAAATCAATACCTGATAACCTGAAAGATAAAATTCGCGCAATCTGGCCTTCTCTCGCTGCTTCTGCTGCAGAATACGATCGCATTGAGTCTTTCATTAATGATGAGCAATTACCACAGGTGGTAATCACTCCTCAGGATAATTTCGACCCTGCAAAACTGGCTAAACCGAAACCACAACAGCCAGAACCGCAGGAAGAAACAAAAACCGAACATAAACCAACTCCAATTGAAGGATTTTAATAAATGGCACGCGGCGTAAACAAAGTAATTATTGTCGGCACTCTCGGAAACGACCCTGAAGTTAAATATGCAGCATCAGGCTCTGCAATTGCCAACCTTTCCGTTGCAACATCTGAGCAGTGGAAAGACAAGCAAACAGGAGAAAAGAAAGAGCAGACTGAATGGCATCGCGTGGTCATCTTCGGAAAACTTGCAGAAGTTGCAGGAGAATACCTTCGAAAAGGCTCGCAGGTTTATATCGAGGGACAGCTTCGCACTCGTAAGTGGACTGACAGCAACGGCGTAGACCGATATACCACTGAGATTTTCATTCCACAGATGGGCGGAGTTATGCAGATGCTTGGCGGTAAACGTGATGATTCTGGCCAGCAACCACACCAGCAATCAGGACAACAACCGCAACGGCAACAGAAACCAACAAAACAACAAAGCCCACAAGGAGGCAATGAGCCTCCTATGGATTTTGATGATTCAATACCGTTCTGATGATAAAACTAACCCCGCCGAAGCGGGGTTTTACACTATAATCACACAGTTGCTAATGTAACCCTAACTAAAGAACCATCAGCTTTCTTGACAAGTGCTTTTAGTGAGCTTCCTTCCCAGTATGGAACGAAGCAAGAGTTATCTTTTACTGCGCTATCGCTAACGACGGTTGGGCTGAAAGGTATTTCTGCTGCCCTGTTGTCTGTGTAGTTAACCTTTATTGATACGGCATCACTAACACTTCCAGACGCAGCCCCCAAAGACGCCCATGCCGACCCACTTCCAGCGCCATTTGAATGTGCCTTAATACTAACGGCATCCATTGTAGTGCTCAGCTTATGCAGCCTGATATCTAATATGCCAGTATCTTGGTAACTGTTAATCCTGGAATTCCCCAGCATTGGGTCAACAATGTTAGCAGCATTAACCTTTCTACTGTCAACATTACCAGTAATACCTGATATTGTAGTGTTTGGCGCGTCTACTATCAGTCCGTTAGATGGGGTTGGCTTTATACCAACTAAACGCAAACCATTAACAATACAATCTCCTTGTATGTATACCTGATTTGCATTGAAATCCAGCGTATTTGTATCTATTACTGAAACATTGGTGAATGTCTTTCCATATGTAAACCATAGTGCTCCAGAGCCTGCGCAATCTTGCATCAAGACGTTTGATACATAGCCGCCTTTACCATCCATTCCTATGCCAACACCTAGTGAGCCAATAGCTACAAGGTCATCAATTATGTGGTTGGTCGGTAATTGATGTACTGGATACTCAGCCAACGTATAATCACCTGGCCTGTCAGTTTCATTGCCGATATCAGCGCCTAAATCAAACCCATCCCACACAGGGTACATTGATAATGATTTTCTAAACTGAAGATTGTAACAACGGGCAGATGTACTTCCGACCGTTCCCTGCCATGTCTTAACACCTGACTCCCCAGGACGGAATGACGTAAAACCTATAACACCGCCATCATGGTCAACCCCGCCATCTTGGCGCAGGAATTGAACTGAGCTAACAGAACCGTAAGCAATTCTCCCACCTATACAGTAGTTACCAACCCCCTTATTACCGGATAGATTCATAAAGGTAATTCCCGCATCCCCACCTGCTACCGCCAAATCAGAATCAACAGCTTTACAATAAAAGCAAGTATCAAACAGGTAGCAACCGACCGACCCTTTAGCATTTTTTACAGTAATACCAGTACAGTTAAAAATACGAAGTGTGGAATGGATATGTTGGTCTTTCGCATAACTAGGCAGCAATGCCTCAATTCCAGGAAATTTGGTGTAGTCGCTTACGGTTGGTTGATAACCCCTATCCCTGGTTTGTGCCAGCGTTGCCGCAACTGCCGCGGCCTCCGTAATCCAACTTCCATCTCCATTCCATGGAAAAATCATCCACGGAGTTGTGGCACTTTCCATATACGGAGAGTTTACTAAAGAACCCGCGCCAAGATTAGTAAATGTAAGATTACCATCTCCGATAAATTTAGCTTTACAGTCGATGGTTAGTACTTTGCCGCCAAAATCAACTGTCTCGTTGTCGGTGAATGTATAGTCGCGGTCAATCAACACTCCGTCAACTGCTGCTGTTGCTGCTTCCTGCAAGGTAGAATAATCTGATAATTTTACTGAATATTTGAATTTTTTGTTGGCTTCCTGTCTAAATGCTGCGTCACCAACACTAATCCACGCGCCTAAACCAACGCCACCAGTTGATGCAGGAGTTGAACCAGCAGCTACAGCCTTAGGAAATGCACCATCCCATCGGTAATATTCTCCGGTTGCCTCGTAACGTAGCACCTGATTTGGTAGCGTCAACGTCGCGCCATCTTCAAAGCTATCCATTGTGATATATCCATAAGCACGAATGGCCTCTTCCGCAGTGTACTGGAATCCAGCAATAGTCCAGCGTTTTACGCCAAATCTGTCCACATAGTAATGTGCATCAGATGTCATGACTTCATCAAATTTACCAGCGTTAAACTTCAGGTCGCGCGGGTCTTCTGACGGGATTGGTAAGCTAGTCGGTGTGGTAGCCATTATAATAAATGCTCCTTTGTGAATTTGATGTATATTGTATCACGATGACGGGATGACATATTCGTACATGTCATCACTGTATTCGCTCATGGTCAGAGTTGTTGTACCGTCACTTCCTGGATTTTTCTGGCTGACAACCCACAGAGTGGTATCCAGTTCTTTTTCAGTGCTCAGCACATAGCGAGATTCAGATTGCACGCTTGCTCCATCCCATATATTCAGCTGGAAATCAGTCGGCAGGTTGCAGGTGAATGTATGCAATCCGGTCACTGTTGCTGGTAATCTGTCTGATGTGCTGCCATCAGAACTGGTAATCACAACATAAAGATTATCATCAGCCGTTAGTTGCTCGCTTGTTGTGAATACGTTTCCGTTGCGCGCTTCAATAACGCCAGTCTGTTGCACATCATCATACATATCGACAACCTGAATCATGTCACCAACGTTCACATATTCCCCATCCGAAAGAGCCTTAATCTCCATGCTACGACGGGAGTAAATCAGGCGGCGACACTCAAGGATTGCCCTGTCAACAGCCTGATATCGATTGCGAACATAAAGCATGTCGAATTTCTTGGCTTTCGTTGGTTCGCCTTCGACTATTCCGCTATCGGTAATTCGGTAGTAAACGTTGGCTTGCTTATTCGTTGTTGGGTCGCGGTATTCGACGTTAACCCCGTCATAAGTCCCTGGAAGGCTGATGTCGTAACTTAACTTGTATCCGTCGCTCTGCGTGTTTCTGGTGTTAAATACTGTTGCTGGATATTCTCGTTTCTCATCACGCGAAAAGCTCATCACGCCATCATCCCAGAATGCGGTGACTCGTGCTGCGTCGCAGATTGTTTGCAGGCGTTCGCCAATACTTTTATCTTCATCATCGAATGTATAGTCGAAACAACCAAGTCGCTCATCAGGCAGGCTGTCGGCAATTTCATACAGCTTCACTATGTCGATTGTGTTTTCTGGATTGCCAGCGGTAATAAGCCAGTTATGCAGCGCTGCATCTGCAAAGCTACGGGAAGGTGCAAGCGTGTAGCGCACCGTTCCAGTATCACGGTTGTATCCGATGGTGTGGCGCGTGATTAGCGCATTATATTTCCTGTCACGGCTGCCTGTTGCGTTCTCTGTGGCGCGCACAACAACCTTAACCACAGTGTCATCTGGATATGAGACGTTTGTTCTCGTGACGATTGAGTGAACCTCCTCAAGCTGAAGAATTGAAGTGTCGGAACTGTTGTTTGTCCGTCGCATCTGGATCGCGTAGCGACCAGTACCAGCAGATGGTGTTAACTTGATCGTGTAGTAGAACGTATCATTTCTGTCCACGTCCTGATAATAGTTCATCGACTGATATGTCCCGGGAATCTGAACGTTATCATCGTCAATCTTCCACCACTCAATGAGTACGCTGAAATCATTGCCATCATTGGTCTGGTGTTGCAGGTGAACCCAAAGCTGATCACCTTCAATTGGCGAGAAATACGGACCAGAAACAATCGGCTGGTTGTCTGTCAGGTTGAAATAGGTATTATTAATCGTCACGCCATTTAGAGATGATATCGGCGCGCCTGAGTAGTTGATATTATTTATAATAAATGTGTACCAGTATTGGGTTGGCGGTAACCCTCCATCGTCTGTTTCTGTTGCAGATATAAGACGACCAGACATTGTTATGTTTTCAGTTACAGATGCACCACCTCCCTGCGCGTAAGTGATATTCAGTTTGAACACCACATCATGCGGCATGGTAAGGTCAACGAAATAATCAAACGCCGAATCCTTCGGTATCTTGACTGCTATCTGGCCACCAGCAAATTCTGTCTCCGTGACTGTAGTGGTTGTTGCAGTCTCAATAACCACTGGCGGTGGGTCGGTATCCAGTTCGTTTGGCCCGTACAGTTCCTGCCCATCAACATCATCAAAAGCATAAGGCTCATACACAACAGGGATGACCTCCCCTGGCTGATAAATAGTGTAACTTGCACCAGCAAGTGAGCCGAGGTTTGACTCGGAGTAACGCACAGAAGATACATCATACTTGCCGAGGCCAAAGTTCATGAACTCGGTCACGTACTTGATATTGTTTACATATTCAAACAATGATTCCTGAAGCAAATCAGGGAACGCGCGAATCTGCCCGAAGTTATCAGGGCGCGCCTCACCATTTCGCGCAATGTTTGTCTGTGCTTTCAGGCTGGTGTTAGGTGATGTTTTGGAGCTGGTGTCCGTTTTTGGCGTGGATACCTTCGGTGTAAGGAAGGAGAAAATCTTCGTTACTGGCTTCAGTATCGAGCTGATAAGGTCGCCAATTGCGCCGGATGGCTGGCAATAAATGTTGACAACGTCGCCATCTCTCAAGCAGAAGAAAAGCTCATCATCTTCACCAAGCACTCTACCATTTACCGCAATTGAAATGCTGGCTGGCAGGTTTGATTTATTCAGCCACTTCCACAGGTTAGTGCCCGCTGGCACAATTCCCGTCTCTTTCGGCGTTCCCGGCATCTTCTGAACATGAATTACTGGCATAGGTGAGAAACCTTAACTTTGTTGATATTTTTTCGAGTGTTCGCAGCCTGTCGAATCTGACTGCCGTTTTCTCTCGCGCATGAAGTATTCTATCACGGCCCCATATCATGGCGATGTGTACCGGAACGTTGCCGCGATATGCCACGACAACATCGCCAGTTACTGGTGATTGCGTGTCCTTCCAGAACGTCACCTCGCTATCGAAACAGGTAACAAAAGCGCCGCCATTGTCGTAGCTATCGTCATGATGAATATTGATGCCACGGCACAGGCGGTAATAAAGAACCACCAGCCCCCAGCAATCAACGGCGTCAACATGGCAACATCTGTCCTTGTACGGCTTGCCAAACATTAACTGCGCAAATTCTTCATCAGACATTACGCAGCCCGGGGAATTGAGCGATGTCATAAAGTTTTGCCACGTTTCCTTTGATTGGGTTTTTGATTGACAGGGTCACGGTAACGTCAGAACCATCCATTGCCACATCGCTGACATACAGGCGATATGGCTTCAGTGGTGTGTTTGTGTCAGTTTCTTCAAATCGCTGATACAGTGCGCTGATTGGCTCAATACGACCGGAACCAGTCCACAATTTAAGGTATTGCTTGAAATCATTCGCCAGACGTGCAAACTTGACGGTTGCGTTAATGGCTGGAGTGTTCGACTGCTGAGACTGTGTGATGTCCATGCGCACTGGCAGATAAGTTTCACCGCCAAGCACTATCTCATCCAGCACGTTAGCCACAAGCCGCACATAACCAAAAGACGAGTGGTAAAACGTTATCGTGTCGAATAACGCCCAGTTAGGGCGCTTTGCTTTGTAATCGCGTAATGATGGCATTATTGATACTCCAGCAGGTCACGGTTAACGACTTCATCCAGCCATCCAAACCATCTGTAATCCAGTTCAACCAGAACATCATCAAACTCATCCATCGTGTTATTGAGTTTCTTAGCGATAACATTGCCAGTCCATGTGACCACGCCGCCATCAATGCTGGTTTGCACAGGATAATCGGTAAAGTGCAGCGTCTGCTCCTGTAATCCGCTGCCGCCGAGGTCAATCATCATGGTGAACCAGTTGTTACACTTATTCAGGTAGCGTGAGCTACGCAACCACTGGATAAACGCTCGTTCTTCCGCCAGCGTAAAAACCCACGTCAGGCTCCATGTTACTGCGACGTCAGTCGTTAATTTTTGAAATATTGGTGCCCCAACGGCTGGGGTATCCTTCCTGAAAGGGGTTTGAAACGTAAGGTTTTTGCTAGCTCTTTGCGCCAAAGGCAGCCAGTCAGGGTATTTGACTATCATGTGGAATCCTCTTTGCTTTGTTGATGTATTTTAGCACGGCGCAAGTTTCACCACTCCATCATGAGCTGGTTTAAAATGCATTCGTTCCATGATGTTTTGCCATCTAAAATAGCTTGCAAAAATTCTACATTTGAATGTAGAATTTAATTGTCACATTAAACAGGAGAAATAATCATGAAACTGCAAACATTAGAGTTCCCGTACGGAGAGATCACTTTCGACCGTGAAAATTTTATTAACGTTAATGAGCTTGTTAACCAGATGAACCGCTGGAGACTGGATAATGGGATGGGGACAAGAGAAATACGACAGGTAATGGCAACTGATGCATTTAAGGATTTCAAGGCTGAGTGCGAAAAGCAACTTGGTATCGATAGCGCAATAAAATCAACGCGAGGCAGGAATGGTTCCACTTTTGCTTGCTTGCATCTGGCTGTATATATAGCAGAGCAATACAGCACATATTTCCATTTCCTTGTCATCGACCGATTCATTACGCAGAGACAGGTTGAGTTGCGAAATATTGGTGCGGTAAGTTTCGTGGAACTTAATGCTGCCGTCAGCAGAATGCTTGAACGCACTGAGGGTAGAATTGGTCATAGTGGGCATTTCATTCAGGTGGCAAAGTCAGTCAAGGAGTCGATAGATATCCGTGAAGTTACTGGGTTTGACACATGGGACTCTCAGGATGCAAAAACTAACCAGTTACGCAGTGATATCCAGAAGTCTCTTGTCACACTTCTGGATATGGAAGCGGTCAACTCATGGGATGAACTGAAAGAAACGATACCGAGGGTCGTACGTAAATGCGCTGATAAGATTTAAAACAAAGCCCCATAAGGGGCTTCTTTTTACTCTGTTGCTCGTCTGTTGGTGTTGTAGTTTCTTGAGATGGCTTGCCCTATTGGGCCATTTTCCGAAATATCACTCACAATCGTCTCAATTGTCACGCTGCCGTCCCCATTATCTCTGGCGCTGCTGCTAACCTGCGCTGAGCTGTTGTTGATAACGCTATTATAAACCACAACACCGCCACCTCCGCCGGAAATATCCTTATTGCTGATAACCTTTCCTGAGTTGCCAGGGATCATGTATTGCCTGCCTGTGCTCGCCTGGAATATTTCTGGTGCATTTCCCTCGCCCACTTCATACATGCTTCCTGCGCTAACAGGGCCGCCATTCTTGCGCTTGCCAGCAATACCCATCGCCAGTGCCCCAAGGACAGCGCCTACACCAATTGCAGCTGCGCCGCCGAATGAACCGATTGACGCAACGATTGCAGCGGGGGTCCATGCCGCCGTCGTGGTGGCTGCAGCCGCAGTGGAGGCAGCTGTGGTGGTTGCCAGTCCTGCCGTTTGCGCCGCCGTTGTGGTAGCGGTTGCTGCTACCTGAGCTGTCTGCCCCATAACCGCAGATTTCACCCACTGCACGCCCATTTCAACAAAGCTGTTTACCAGAGAATTCAGCACCGTAGAGCCGAGGCTGCGCATGGCATCCTGAACGCTCATTGTGCCTGTCAGTAATCCGGTAATGCTGTTTGACGCTGTGCTCATCGCTGAATCAAGAGCAGTGCCGAACAGTTGCGCTCCGAGGCTTTGTTGCTGCCATTCAGCCCACATTGCATCCATTCTCTGCTGGCGATATTGCGCTTCAATTGCTGCGCGAGTCTGTTCAATCTCCGTGATTTTTTGCGGATATGCTGCGGCGTAGGCATCAAGGTCAGCCATGCGTTGCTGGTATTCACTGTCAATGCCAGTCGTTGGTGACGCAATGGCACGCAATCCCTGATATGATTTCTCTACGCGCTGCTTTTCCTTCTCCGCTTCCGCCTGTTCCTTCAGCGCATTCTTCTGGTCCCAAATCTTCGCAGCGTACTCGCCAGCCAGTTTTATTTGCTCCTGAGTGGCTGCCTTGCCAAGCGATTGCTGCGCGTTGAGAATTGCTTGCTCGCGTGATAGTTCGCTGGTAGACGTGGCATTGAGCATGGTTTGCTGGCGTAATTTCTCCAGCTTCTGTGACACCGATTCCTCAAGGTTTGCTTGTTTTGTCGATGCAGCTATGCGTTTTTTATCTTGCTTTTCCTGCTCTTTTTTTGCGGCAAGTTCAGCTTTGTAAGCCTCTATTTTGTCGAATGACGCATTGATTGTCTGCTTATCCGCATCACTTGCCCCAAGCTGCTCTGCCCTGTATATCGCTTTTTGTCTGGCGGTGAAGGCAATTGTTTCCCCTTCCTCCTTGATTGACTGGATATAAGCCTGAAGCCTTTTTGTGTTTTCTTCAGTGGCTCTCGCATCCTCTTCTGAAGCTACTTTGTGCCCGTTCAGCATATCAGTAGCCATCTTTGTAGATTCTGCTGCCTGATCTGCCGAAATGGAATATTCGCCAACCTTGCCAGTCAGTTCAGATAGAGACTTGTTTGCATATCCATATTTCTGACTAAGGTCAACAGTCAGGTCTCGTAATTCTGCTATTGTTTCAGGATTGGCGTTTTTTCTCACCGCCGCCAGAGCTTCAACCAGCTTCAAAGCATCCTCGGCGCTTATGCCAAACTCATCTGCCAGACTTTTTACCACCTGATTAAGCTGGTTTAGTCCGAGAATATTACCCTCATATGTCCCGCCAAGATTCTTGAGTGCTGTGTTTACATCAATTCCTCTTGCTTTCAGTGTGTCAAGCTGGCTGATGGCGGCGGATAGTGGCGCTTTCCATGAGCCAAGTGCGTCGCCAAGCTCATTGACGCCCTGTACTGAAGCCTTGATGATGTTGTTTGCATCAATTAGAGCCATTGTTAACTGTGCTCTTGCGGCGTTTTCTGACTGCTTAGCCAGTGTTGCAAATTTGTCAGAGAGAACCACAACACCATTAGCAGAAAGCTGGAATATGTCGGCAAGACGCTGTTGTGCGGCGGTCAGTGCCTTTGTGGAAACAGCTGCGTTATCCATGCCAGCAATTAATGAGCCAACGATTACCGTACCGATGGTTAGCAATGCACCGGCAACTGCGCCTCCAGAACCAAAGACGCTTAATAACTGACTACCTTGTTGACTTAAAGCAACGAGTGCCGATTGTCCGCTCTGCACCTGAACTACAAAGTCCTGAATCTGGTAGCCGCCCTGTCTCATGGCGTTATTTAAACTGGAGAAACTCCTGCCAGATTTCTCAGCTGTCGATGCGGTGTTTTTTAGCCCTGTGTCAAGTTTATTTATCCCGGCAATTGACTCATCAATTGACTTCTCAATCTCCTGAAGAACCTTGTTTACCTTTTGCCCGCCAGTAGTCAGCCCGGATACATCCATCCCGACTTCATAAACAATTCCGCCGACTTCTTCAGCCATTATGTATTCCTCGCTTTTTTCGCTTTGCGTTCAGCCAGTGCCTTCATGCGCTCACGGTCTGCTTTAGCCTGATCGTACTCAGCCGCACGTTCTTCTTTCGTTAACCCTTTCGGCTCTGGATATTTATTCTTAATCATCATCTGAAACTCTGTCATGGACAGGTTTTCGGCCTCATCTCGCGTCATGTCGAAGTGCGTGCGCGCTGAGATGATGTATTGCGACGCATGAAACTCGTTTGTGGTTTTCTTGCTCTGCTCTTCCAGACGCTCAGGCACTTTGAGTGGTGACTTACCGATGATGCCATGCTGCATCAGGTTGCGCGCAATAATAATAATGTCGTTCACTGGCATGATGCCAGGCACGTATCGCACGCCACGCGGAGTTGGCTTCCATCCGCCAATCAGCACAGAAATATCATCTTCACAGCATGACTGCATGACGATATAGGCCGCACTCAGCACATGGCGACCATACACTGGCTTGCTGATGGTTTTCATGACTTGCATCTGCGCACCAAATGGCAGGCACTCGACGTGCTGCAGCGGCGTAACATAATCAATGCCATTGAGCTTAGCGTACACCTCTACAATTTCTTTTGGCGTGCCGATGGAGTTCATGGCGCGGAATGATGGCTTAAAGAAAAAACTCCTGTCGGAAAGCGAGATGCGCATCTCTCCGATTTCTGTTAGTGGCGTGCGATTGCTCATGTTTTGCATCCTGAATTTGACTGATGTTGATTATATCATCTCAGTGGTGTTGACACCTGCTAGGTGGTGATGTAGATTCAAGTCATCGAAACGAGTGATGAATAAATGAGGTGAGTTATGAAAATTAAAACGTTGATTGCATCAGTGCTATTTGCTTCCTCCTTTGCGGTAAGCGCAACCTCTGAGGTTTGCAAAAACATCGGAGAAATCGCCATGAACACTGCCGATGCTCGCGATAACGGTATTAGCAAGAATCTTGCCGAGGTGGTAGTAAAAGGCTCAGCAAAAAACAACGAATCAGCAGAAATAATCGGCCTTGCTATCGTAGAAATGGTTTATGCACGCAAGGATATGACTAAAGAGCAATTGCGTGATGTGGCTGTTGCTTTGTGCGAAAAGAATGGCATGTAATATAAACAAGTTATTAACAGTTGAGGTTAGTTATGGACGTTGTTATTTTGTTGTTTTTTGTTGGTTTGGTGATATTTGCGTACCTCATGCCATCTTTTGTGGCTCTGCAACGCAAGCACGTAAACACGACTGCAATCTGCGTACTGAATATTCTTGTTGGATGGAGTTTTATTGGCTGGGTTGCAGCACTTGTCTGGGCATTAGTTAACAGTGGCGACAAGAAATGAACGAACAAACAAAAGCTGACCTGATTTTCTACACTGAACTGTATGTTGATGCAGGGTACGACTATGAAGAAGCTGAACGCATGGCGAAAGATTTGCTTCGTGTGATTGGTGTGATTTTTGATGAGGATAAGGTGATATGAAAAATTATGAAGACATGAGTGATTCACAAATAGCGCAAAAGGTTTTCTTTTTTGTGAGTGGTAATCTTTGCCCTAACGGAGGGTTAGCTCATATCAGTTCAGATGGCTTTTTCTTTTTTGATGAAAAGAACATTAAGAGAAAGTTTGACCCATGCAACAACCCATATGATGCGTGGCCTATTATTGTTGAAAACCATATCGCAGTCGTACCATATCAATACACCATCCCACAGGCTTGGCCCACGGCATTTGGCGCGGCTTCAAAGTTCACCACTGAAGACGGAAACCCACTCCGCGCTGCCATGATTGTCTTTCTGAAAATGAATGAGGGTAAATTATGAGTCAGTGGATTAAGTGTAGTGAGCGGATGCCGGAAGAAGGCAAAATGGTTCTCACGGCGTTTCGTGGCGTGGTTAGAACAGCAATATGCAAAACAGCCGATGGGAATGGAAGCAAGATATTTGTTAGTGAATTAGACCGCTGCCACGGAATTCCAGATACCCATTGGGCCAATCCACCGCAACCACCACAAGAATAAAACAAAGCCCCTTTCGGGGCTTTTTCTTTGTCAGGATACGGTGCACGCCTTGCTGATAATAATTTCCGGGTCAGTAGATGAATCCGTGACTGTGACGGTATATACACCAGCGGTAGGGCTTGCCAGTGTCGCGCCAGACTTACCACCAACAACCGCGCCATCTTTGCGCCATACATAAGTGTAAGGAGCAACTCCGCCTTCAACAGCAACAGTTAACGGGCTGCCAGTGCTGCCAGTTGATTGCAGGTCGGTAGTGAATGCCAGAGGCTCAAGGCTTTCTACGGTAACGCTGTCAGAATCGTAAACCTTGAACTCAAGGCTACCAGTAACGATGTCGTTCGTGCCACCTTCATAACTGATGCTGGTGATGTTGCAATACGCGGTAACGATAGTAGCACCAGTCACCTCGCGCACCCACAAGGAAGGCTGGCGACGCGCTTTCAGTTCAGTGGCGTAAATCTCAACCAGGCGATGGAAGCCAAATTCATCGCTCGGGTCATTCTTGCGGATTTCAACCTCTGCGCTGATGGTCATATCAGAGCTGGTAACGAGAGTGGAAACAAATCCGCCAGCGGTATCCGCTTCCGACGTAGTGGTCTGCGGCGAGTAGTCAACACCTTTGCTGGTGGTTGAACCTAAATACTTCCAGTCTTCTGCATCAGGAACTGCGTCACCGCACCCCTCAGCAAGGAACAGTCGGGTCATGCGACCGACCAGAACGCCTTTATCATTTGCACAAATAGCCATTTCGATCTCCGAATTGTGTTAGCTGCTAACGTGGTGATTATATCACAGGTGTTGACAGTGATTATTTTGTGGTGTAGATTGTATTTCAGATGGTTTTCGTGAGCGACTTTGCGGACTTTTTAGAAACTGACCACAAAGATAAATGCAAACGATGATGTTGTTCTGATGGCGGCGTAATAGCCTGTAAGTCAGCAAGGTATTCCGATTCCTTGTAAGCAAATTCGGCGCACTGCGTCCCTGAGGTGTGATTAATAAGTCAGGGAACACAACAGGAAAGAGCATCTCGCCAAGAAGTTGATGCGAAAGCAATCTAAGAGGTGCTCTTTCCGTTGTGACCAGCAAGACCATACAACACGCGCGATAATCTCAACTGTAGCATGTGTTGCGTGGCTGGGAATGGGTTGACATTTAAGAGTGAGATGGTGCGCCACTCCACAACACTTAATATCCAGCATTATCGCAATCATATGTAGGGGTATGTATGGGTTACGGGGCTGGATATTAAGAAAGCACGCTGGCAATGCTTAAACCAGCACTTATGGACGCGTAGCTTAATTGGTTAAAGCAACCGACTCATAATCGGATGATTGAAGGTTCAAATCCGTCCGTGTCCACCAAATTAAACACCATTAGCTCAATGGAAAGAGCAGTAGCCTTCTAAGCTATTGGTTGCAGGTTCGAATCCTGCATGGTGTGCCATCTAAACTAAAAAACCACAAATCAATCCCTAAGCAATTCGCAGTAAAAATTTCACATAGAAATCAAGCAATATAAAGGTAATCTCATGAATTTAAATTCATTATTCACGTATATAAATGGTGAACTGTACTGGTCTGCACCAGCCGGGAATAACAGAATTAAGGCCATGACAAAAGCTGGAACAGTTGATGATAATGGATACATTAGGGTTAAGATTGGTAAGTCTAAGCATTTAGCGCACCGCATCATATGGGAAATGCATAACGGAGCAATACCTGACGGAATGGAAATTGACCGCATAAACCACGACAAGATTGATAACAGGATTGAGAATTTAAGAATCGTTAGCAGGTTAATAAATATGCAAAATAAGAGTAAATACAAAAACAATTCATCAGGAGTGTGTGGCGTAAGTTGGCACAAGGTTAAGTGTTTATGGGTGTCGTATATCCAAAAAAACAAGAGCAGGGTCATGCTTGGTTATTTTGATGATTTCTTCGAGGCTGTATGTGCCAGAAAGTCTGCTGAGATAAGCCTCGAATTTCATAGCAATCACGGCAAATAATTACCCGTAAACTACCCTTAATAACAATTCGTGAACAGGCCTCTTCTCTTCTGTTAACATCATATCGCCAAGCGGAGATTGCATCTGTATGTAGTTCAGGCAGCTATCAATCGGGTTTTCTTTTATGTATTCAATTATTTCGTTAGCTTTATTATCAACAACTTCGGCATCATATTGCCCTTGCTGACCAACAACAAACAGCTTGAAATAAAAGTCATTTGATAACCCTTGGCGGATACCTGTTCCGCCACTTGTTTTCAGGACAAGAAAGCGATCCTCGCCTACTCCAGTATCATTCCATAATTGAAGTTGTGCAGTCCACCCATCCATCAGTCCTGCATCGTTTAAATAATTATAAACTCGCTCAAGCATATTCATAGTTTCATCTCCTTCTTAATCACGCCATCAACAAGGTCTTTGGTGCGCTGCGCCGCTTTGGTCAGGAATTGTGTCTCACCGCCCGGCGACCAGTATGTGCCATTGCCGTTGCTGCGTGGCCTTCCTTTTAGTTTGCCACTGGCGTTATGAACATACAGAGCATAATTCGCAGAATAGCCAACCTTGCCAGTGATTCGCGTTCCGTTAACTTCCACGGTATCAAACTGACTGTTAATCAGCGTTGATGTATCAATTGGCGTTAGCGTGGCTGATTCGGTGCGGATGATGTATGTCGCTGACTTGATTGCACGCACAGCTTTCGTGGCGATTATCTCATCCACAATTTGCGAAGTTCTCTCTACAGCCTGCCGGACACCTCTTAATTTCGCTGGCATTATGTCACCAGTGCAAAGTCTGGAGGCTCTGCCCTATTGAAAGTCGAACCGTAATTAATCACACTCAGAATCTGATTTGCGCCAGCCGCCAGTGGGTCAGCTTCTGTCGCCGTGCCAATCATGATGTAGTCACCTACCTTAGCTGCAGTGTATTCTGTCCAGAAGGTATTCTTCTGCACAATCTCATTACCTTTCGCATCGGTCGATACATCATCATTAAAGCCGTAATCACACATGATGCTCACTGGTGCATCAAAAGTCGGCTTGCCGTACTTGTCAGTGCCGCTTTTGTGCCAGATGGTGCATGGCTGCGTGTAACTCCAGTTAGCCAGTGAAGTCATTTGCATTTACTCCCACGCACAACCGCAAACCACGGTTTTCCACTTCCGTCAGGGTCTTCAACCAAATCACCAGTGCATCCAGCTGTATCCAGTAGCTTCATCTGATTGTACAGCGCCACCCACGGCTTGCTTCCGTAAGCGAATGATTGTGATGCGCCAGACGGTGCGCTCTGGCTGGTGACGTAGCGACCAGCTGTATTTGCGCCAATCAGGATGGAGGCCCACAGCATGATCGCATTTTGTCGGCATTCATCACTTGGATAGTTCAGTTCAAGGCATTCACTGATTGATGCTACAAGACACAGAATACCGGACGCATCCGTTGTGGTGATGGTCATCCCGCGCGATGCCATCTGGCTGACCAGTTCTTCAGGTGTTGGTGCTGTCATTTCTCTTTGACTCCCTAACTTTCCACCACATTTCAAACAGGTTCTTTATTACCAGAGACAGAGCGCCAAGAATTGACGCTACTGCCGCCCACTCTGTCAGGCTGTGTGGAATCATAGCCTCAAAATAAGATTGCGTGACAGGTGTTTGTTCTGCAACTTTCAGACCGATACCGGTGCCAATAGAAGCGTATCCGGCCTTGTCAATCACCTGTCCTGTCGTTCCGCTTATAATCTGCTCTGCGACTTGCCTTAGTGTCCCGTTCATTGCGTGTCTCGCTGATGATATGTTTCCAGCACTTATAGATTTGAATCAGCGAAAAAACAATGGCGACCACGCCAAGAATAATGTCCAATTTCGCCGCCCCATTTAAAAGTGATGGAAAGGATGAACAGATGGATGCCGATAATAATAAATGCGTACTGCGCATGAAGCGGCGTTTCTACAGGCGTGATAAATTCCCATGCGAATGACTCTATCGCTACCAGCCATTCGTAAAGGCTCATCGTCAGCACGCAGAGCGCCATCTTTGTACTTTTGCGCAGCGCAATAGCCGGAAACAACCAGACCATAGACTGCGCAAGGTAATACAGATATTCGGCGGGAAATGAATCAACAAGCACCCATCCAAGATACACAGACATCACCATTGCCGGAATGAACACCAGAAGCGCAACCATGCCTGTGCAGGCAAACCCCAACACATACATGATCATGATGGCAATGTCTGCGCCGAACATTATTTCTTGCCGCGAGATGGTGAGCGGGTGGAGCCGTTTGGCTTCACTGCGCCAGTTTTGGTATTGCCAGTAGCGCGCGAACGAGAAGGTGAATTGGTGGAACCCATGTTTAAATCCCCTGTTGTTTGATTAGCATGATTTTAGCATATTCCTGTTGACGTAGATTGATGGTGCGTTTATAGTTAGTGACGTAGAAACAACAATAAATGTTAGAGGTGATGAGATGTTTGATATTGATAACCCAAGTGATGACAAAGCTAAGCTGATTGATGCAGTCGCTTGCAGTTTTGCTTCTTGCCAGACAGAAGGTGAATATCAGGTTGTGAAAATGTGCATTGTTGAGTTCTTCTCGGCAATCAACATTCCTGACGATGAGGCTGTTGATATTCTGCTGAGTTCCGCTGGCAATTGCGCTGATGCGGACGAATGCATTGATGAACTGGTTGAAGAGTTTGGCGGTATTTTTCAGGGTGACGAGGAGTGATTATGAGCAGTAACGCAAAACATTATGATTATTACATGGTTGAAGGTGCTGATGTTAAGAATGTTATTGACGCATATGATGACATCCAAAAGCGCCGCAATGAAATTCTCGGCGATGCCATGAAAAAGGTTGGTGCTGTCGCTTTCACTACAACACGTAGCTGGGGCGCGGTCGGAGGTGGCTTACTTGAGAGCTTTGTGTGGAGTGAGCAGTTTGAATTTCCGTGCCAAGTGACAATAAAGCGTGAAGACTTTTGGGAAGGTCAGCGTGTAATTGTGGCTCGCGGAAAAGGAAATACAAAGGATGGGCGGGAATACAACAAAAAGCTGGACGCAGTGATTCGCGAGGCAAACGAGAAATTAAAGTTATTGCCAGAATGGAAGGACTACATTGTTAACCATTATGGCATTGCACGCACAGGCATTGGCGAGCAATCAGGTCGCGGATTTGGTTTTGCAATGCTGTCTACTTATGGCGGTAAACACCCGCAAAAGGATGATTGCCTGATTTTTGCTGTGCCAAATACAAAAGATGAAGGTCACGGACAGGTAACGATACCTGATAACTTTAAGCAGATAACATACGGTCAGTTTTACGATATTGCTAATTCAGGTGATGAGGAATAAACAATGAAAACACTAAGCAAAATCTATTCAGACAAAGAAACACGCAATGGTATCGCGGTTAACAAAACCTATCTCGTGCCAGTTGAGCAAATCTATCTGGAGCCGGGGTACAACATCCGTGAAGCAGATGAGCAGCACGTCGAATATTTCGCGCAGTGCTGGGAATCTGGTCAACCATTACCAGCATTAACAGTTATTCCTGATGAGAAAGGCATTCGCATTCTTGATGGTCAGCACCGCTATCTCGGAGCATTGCGTGCCATTGAGCGTGGCGCGCCAATCGTTCGCATCGAGTGTAAGGATTTCACGGGCGATGAGGCGGATAAAATCGCGTTCATGGTGTCATCCAGTCAGGGTAAGCAACTTGACCCGTTTGAACGCGCAAAGGCTTACACGCGACTGAAAGGCTTTGGCTGGACGAATGAAGAAATCGCCAAGAAGGTAGGTCGTTCAGTATCTGACGTGCAAATGCATTTGTCGCTTGGTGATGTTCCGGCGGAAGTAAAGGCGCGCATCAGTGCAGGACAAATCAGCTATGCAAATGCCGTAGCGGTAACGCGAGAACATGGCGATGATGCGGTTAAAGTTATCGACGAAGCGGTCGAAGAAGCCAAAGCACAAGGCAAGGATAAGGTCACGGCGAAGGTGCTGAAGTCGAAAAAGATTAAGCCAGTAGACCGCCTGATTGAGTTACTGAAGCCAGCGGACCACGTAATTCTCCCCGCTGGTCATGTAGTGGCAGAGGATGAGGAGTTCATCCAGATTCCTGTTGCTGATATTCATGAGGTCATGGCAATTCTGGAGAAGATGTGATGAGTGAACAGCCGCTTGCTTTCAGACAAATAGAAAGAAAAGCTATTAAGAGCCATAAATGCTGCGAGTGTGGAAGAGAAATACACAAAGGAGATAAATATAAGTATTCATCAGGAATCTCATCGGAAAAAGATGCTTTTTCCTATAAACAATGCTTGATATGCAGCAAGGCATTCAATGCAGCATCTGAAATCTCAGATTACGATGACATGCCATGCTTTACGGGTCTTAGGGAGTGGATGGGAAATTACTTCTCTCGAAATTACCCTGCGCAGAAAAGCGTGGATAGTATATGCATGGACTTAGGTTTAACAGAATCGGAAGTTCGATACATCATTCCAGCTAAGTGGTTGGTCCTATGAACGCTGAACAATTCATCGAAAAACAACTTCGCACCAAGCTACCTGACATTGACCAGATGGCAATTGATGCGGCAATTCAGTATTACAAGCGCAATCAGAGCGCAAAGAAGGGTGGCATTTTTGAAGAATGCCTGAAGGTTGCAAAACAGCATATGATTAAGGTGAAGTGATGAAACTAAAAATCAGCAAATTATTACTTGAGTCAGCATTAATATTTCAGGCGCGCAATGATGTGCGCTACTACCTGAATGGCATTTGCTTTATGCAAGATGGTCGTGTTTCATCAACTGACGGTCATCGCGCATTCATTGGTGGCAGTCATGACAATACGCTGACAGAAAATGTGATTATCAAGATTGGCAAATCTCCAACAAAACGCTATGACTACGCCATCATTGATACCAAGTCGAAAATTGCAACGTATCATGATGAAGCTGGCGAGATGGTTGGTGCTGGTATCTGCGAAGAGATTGATGGTCGATTCCCTGATATTGATCGCGTCATTCCGAAGCAGACCTTACCAGCAGAGGAAATTGGATTCAACGCTGGATATCTTGTTGATATTGAGAAAGTGGCGAAGCTGTTTAATCCTAAATTCTGCGGTGTCAAATTTGAGCTTAATGGAAATACAAATGCCGCAGTTTGCTGTCTTAGTGCGCCATCTGGAGATACTGCAAAGATTGTTGTTATGCCTATGCGCCTGTAGCAATAAAAAGCCCCGTCATGGGGCTTTTCTTTTATTTTGCATCCATGGAAGCCACAATAAAAAACCCGCATTATGCGGGTTCAGTTTACTCTGCTTTCTTTTTCTTTATCGTCTTTTCTTGCGGGGTTGCGACTTCGAAAGACTTTTCCAGCTCTGGCATGATTCGCAGTTTTGGTAGCAGATGCTCATCTGGTTCGGTAATCACCTCGCCAAGCTGCAACTCACGAATCTTGCCTTTCTCTTTAACAAAGATTCCGCGTGCGATCACTTCGTATTTAGCCATTATTCACCTCAAATTCACAAAGGGGCCGAAGCCCCTATCTTTATTACTTCGCAGGTTGCGTGCCGTATCCGTTGAACACTTTGGACTTACCGGCGAAATCCTTGCGCACCTGTAATCCCATAGCTGACCACACTAGGAAGTTGAAGTTATCGTKAGGGTTTACGCGGGCCGCCGCATAGGTGGAGACAGGCTGAGCAACACGCGGACGGATGTACATATCGTTGCGAACGTAGCCAACGAAATGGTTACCAGTCAGCAGGAAGTTGGTGCCAATCTTTCCGATGCGACCGTTGCCGAACTGCGTGATGTACTGCTCAACTGTGCCGCCTTTGAAGCCCGCCGCAGTAGAATACGGACGCATGAAGCTGCGACGCACTGCCGGGGAAACCCACAGAGTCACCTGCTCAAATACGTTCTGCGCATCCAGAATAGCCTGAAAATCCTGATTGAAGAATTTCACGATTTCGTCTGGCGTTGCGGTTTGCAGGTCGATATTCAGGCCGCCCCCGGAAACGTTCAGGTTAACCTGTACAGTGTTCGGGTGGTTAGTGATACCGTAACCAGTGTAAACGCCGTTCACGTTCAGAGTCTGGTCGCCAGTCAGCAGGTACTGCGCCATATCGGAAC